NCTGTTATTGATGCAAAGCTTGCTAAAGAACAAATGGATGAGATGCGTCAATTAGTTGACCATAGGTTTGGACACGGTACTTGGCAAGAGATTATTAATGAACGGGCTAAACGTATACAAGAAGAAAAGGAAGCTGAGAAAGAAAGAATTAGATTGGAAAGACAAAAGCGTCAAGAAATGATAGATAATTTTCAAACAGCTGGTATCGTTGGTTCTATTATAGGTTTTGTTATGCTAAGTATATTAGTATATTTTAAACTAGGATAATTATGACTATATCAAGAAGTTCTATATCACAACAAATAAAACGTCCTCCTCAAAAGAAAAGGAAAAGGAAGACAAAGAAACAAAGAGCAAGGAGACCTTAAATGGCTACATCAGGAACATATAGTTTTTCTATGGACATTGATGAAGTAATCCAAGAAGCTATGGAAATGATTGGTGGTGAAACCACACTCGGTGAAGAACCACGTTCTGCTCGTAGGTCTATCAATCTTCTTCTTCAAGACTGGCAGAACCGTGGCATTCAGTTATGGACAATAGGTACTACTGCTGTTACAGTAACAACTAGCGTTACTAGCTATGACCTTGGTTCAGAAAATATTGATGTGCTTGAGGCTGTTGTTAATAGAAATAATATTGACCTTCAGCTTGAACGTATTAGTATGGAAGAGTATCTTAAAATTCCTCGTAAGGGTCAAACAGGTCGTCCTACACAATACTCTGTAAGAAGAGAACGTGATAAGTCTGTTGCGTTTCTTTGGCCTGTTCCTGAAAATAGTACAGATGTTATTAAGTTTGAGACAATGAAATACATTCAAGATGTAACACGTTCTTCTCAAACTGCAGATGTATCTCGTAGATTCCTACCTTGTCTTGCTGCTGGTACAGCTTACTTTATGTCAATGAAAAGACCAGGCGTAGAAGCAGGTCGTATTCAAATGTTAAAGCAGGAATATGAAGAAAGACTTTTACGTGCGCAGGAAGAAGATAAAGAACGTGCAAGTATGCACATCACCCCTCGTTTGAATTATGTATAATGGCTAAAAAAACTTTAGGTCTTTGTGACATCTGTGGTTTTAGATACGAACTTCGTGAGCTAAAAAAGAATAGTTATGGGATGATGGTATGTCCTGCAGATTACGAAGGCAAATACGATTTAAACAATCATCCTCAAAATAGAATAGCTTCTGTTAAGGATGATGAAAATATAAAGGATGCTAGACCACTAAGACCTGCTTTAGTTTCGGCTGTACCAGTATCTGCGTGGCTACCAAGTATTTAAATGGCTCGTGGTAAATATACAAAAGCTGAATGCGATGTTTGTGGATTTTCTTTTCCAAGAACTAAGCTTCGTAAAAATAGTTTTGATTTATGGGTATGTCCTTCTGATTGGGATGGAGCTTTTGAAAGAGTAATACATCCACAGAATAAATCTCCTGACTTACGTGATAACAGTCAGTATGTAATGAATGCAAGACCTGAACCTAACTATGACCGTAATGTAAATTGGGAAGATGCAGACCAGATACACACTACTATCTACCAATGGGATATTCTTGATAAGTATTGGAATACAGTTTAATGAGTACATTTACAGGTAAAAAGATTGCGAATACTTATAAAGACTTGTTGAAGGTAGCAACAAGTGTTGATAATGCTGGTATTGATGGAACACTAAGAAGTATTCAAGATGGTAATGGGGTTAACACAGCCCTTCAGCTTTCTCAATCAGAGGCTAAAATAGCAGGTAACTTAACAGTTACAGGGACTGTTTCTGCTGCTGGTTTCTCTATAAATGGTATTGATGTATCTGTACTAAATGCTATAGAGATTTCTGCTACTAATATTACAACAGATACTTTAACTGCTAATACTCTTGCATTCCAAGATGTAAGTGTAAGTAGTTTGCGTACTGGTAATTTATTTGCTACAACTGTTAGTGCTGGCACGATAAGTGCAACAACAGTAGATGCCACAAATATATTGGTTGGTGGTGAGCCTGTTGCTACATCTTCTACAGTTGCTGCACTTTCTGCTACATTAGAAACACGCATTGCAGGAGTATCCTCTACTTTTGCTTCAACATCTGCTACTTTAGAATCTCGCATTGCAGCTGTATCTGTACTAACCGCAATAAATAAAACAAGTATTACTGAGAATGAAACTCGTATTGCTACTGTAAGTAATACGATGGCTACCTCTATATCTAACGTATCGGTTGCATTAGAGACTCACATAAGAAATGTCAGTGCGACAATGGCAACAAGTATTGCTAATACTTCTGCTGCTGCAGAGACACGTATTGCGGCTGTATCGGTATTGACAAAAACAAACTTAGATGCTATAGCGTCTGTTAATACAATAGCATTGGCGGCTGCTAGTGCTGGTACATCTGCTTCATTGCAATCTCAAATAGCTGCTGTTAGTTCTACAATGGCAACAAGCATTGCTAATAGTAATTCAGCGATTGCTGCTTTGTCAGCTACTATGGCTACAAGTATTAGTAATCGTGATGGATTAATTGCTGCCTTATCTGCTACAATGGCTACTAGTATTAGTAATCATTTACCTTTAGCTGGTGGTACACTTACAGGTATCTTATCCTTAATGCTGACCCTACTGTTAATTTAGGTGCTGCTACTAAAGCTTATGTAGATAATCTTACTGCATCAGGTATTCACTTTCACGAAGCAGTTCGTGTAGAATCTCCAATAGCTTTAACAGTTACATATAATAACGGCACTGCTGGGGTAGGAGCTACACTTACAAATGCAGGTACGCAAGCTGCTCTTGTTATTGATGGTATTACATTAAGTGTAGATGACCGTGTTCTCATATACGAGCAAGCAGACGCTACTCAGAATGGTGTATACACTGTTACGAATGTAGGTTCTGCATCTACAAACTGGGTAATGACTCGTTCAACAGATACAGATTCATATGGTAATGCCGATGGAACTACATTAGATGAAGGCTCTTACTTCTTTGTAACAGAAGGTAATACAGGTGCTGGTGAATCCTATGTATGTAATACAGTAGGTACTATTACCTTTGGAACTACTGATATTACATTTGTACAGTTTAGTAGCTCAGTAGCTTACACAGCAGGTACAGGTATTAATATTAATGATAGCCGTGTTATATCTACATCAGGTGTTCCTACAGATGCAGAGCTTGCGGCAGTGTCTGCAACTATGGCAACTAGTATTGCTAATAGTAATACAGCTATTGCAGCCGTATCAGTATTGACACAAACTAATTTAGATGCTATTGCATCAGTTAATACTATTGCTCTTGCAGCAGCTAGTGCTGGAACATCAGCTACACTTGAGACTAGAATAGCTGCAGTATCTGCATTAGTTCCTGCTTTGTCTGCTACTATGGCTACAAGTATTAATAACAGTAACACAAACATAGCTGCAGTATCTGCTTTAGTTCCTACACTATCAGCTACAATGGCTACGTCTATATCTAACGCAAACGCTGCAGCTGTGGCATTTGCCATTGCATTAGGATAACTTTTGGAGTATAATAAGCTATGGCTAACTCATTTAAAATAAAAACAGATACAGCTGTTGGAACAAGTCCAGCTACTATTTATACTTGTCCTGCTTCAACACAAACAACTATTATTGGTTTGTCTATTTCTAATATTGTTGCCTCACAAATTACTGTAGACGTTCAGTTAGAAAATAATGATGGCGATAATATCTATCTTGTAAAAGCAGCCTCTGTACCTGTAGGTAGTGCTTTGGTTGTTGTAGGTGGCGACCAAAAGGTTGTTATGGAAGAATCAGATGTATTAAAGGTAACAACAAACACAGCATCCTCTGGCGATGTTGCGTTGTCTATATTGGAGATTACCTAATGGGTTATGTTGGTGACGGTCCTAAACCACAACTTGAAGTAGGTGACATCTCTACAAAAGATGTAACAGCTACTGGCGACCTGACTGTTGACACCAACACCCTGTATGTTGACAGCACGAATAACAATGTCGGCATCGGCACGAGCAGTCCAACACTAGCAA